ATAAGTTCTTCAACTGCTTTGTGCCCAGCTTGGATTATAAGCTTCTTCGTTTCCTTGGTATTCATATTTAATTGTAATAAATTTATTCATAACTCTATATAAACGTTTACCGTCTATAATAAACTCGTAAGTTGAAAAAGGTGTAAATCCTACAAGATCACCAACCTCGTTAACACCGTCGGTATACTTAACTATACCTACACACTGCTCTTCTGTCTCTACGTCTAACGAGTTTCTTTGTTTTATTGGTTGTACAAAACAATAACCATCTGTAGCTTTCCACTTGTCATTTCTTTTGTATAAAAATATTTGATCTTCTTTTATAAGATAAGTATTTTCATTAAAAAAACTTCTACTGTTCTTTTCTCTTCCCTTAACATCAAGCCATCTTCTAAAAACGTTATGGTGAGTTATAATAGTATCTCCTGGTTTTATTTTTGTTTTATAAGCTGTAGGCACAGATTTAACAATAGCTTCTCTATTTACAAATTGATGGTTAAATATTTCAGTGTTAATAATAAGATCTTTATCACCAACTTTAGTTATATTGTTATATCTACTACCTTTTGGCTCTATAACAAAGTCAAAAGGTGCTTTCATTAGTACTCTAAGTTATATTCTACAGATATCGCCATATTCTTGTTAAAGTCTTTCCAAGGTAAAACGTCTTTATTCTTTTTTATATATATAGAATACTTATCTTCATCTTCAACAATATTGGATATAGTGTGCCCACCATAAACATCTTGTCCTACAGCGTAGTGCATAGCGTTTTCCTTGTAGTCTTTACCTACAGTAATTTTTCTAATTAGTTTTGCCATTGTTCTCGTAATTTATAGTACCATCTTCAATATTAATATCAGCCGTACCATAACTCTTTTCAAGCCCTAACTGCATGTCACGTAAGTTTTGTTGCATTGTAAACACGTGATGTAATAGATTATGTTTCTTAGATTCAAAGCTACCTATCTCTAGTTGAGCTCTGTTTATATTGTCAATAATT